GCCGATGATATGCTTCATACATCTCACAGAAATTTTCATAAGCATAGCTCGGTATCTTACCAAGCTTCATATATTTCCCGTGATATTCAATTAACTGTACCCTAAGAAGTAACATTGTACCGGCGCTGTTTGCATCCCTTTTTTTACGTTCTTCCGCAATCCGTTCATCACGCTCTTTTGCGTCCTGCACCTGTTTCTTTTTTTGCTCCTGCAAGAGCCAGACAATATATCCCAATAAGATTGGAAGCGCAATGATATATGTCTGCATCAATACGTCTTTCACCGCTTTTTCTCTCTTTCAATTAAATTTCTTATGATTTTACCGGCTTTGCTGTTCCGGTATACGCTATCGGATAGTCGTAATGGTAATCATACGGATAATCAACCGTTTCCTGGATCTGTACAGAAATCGTAAATTTTTCCTCGGTCGCAACCGTATTTTTGCTTAATTTCACATCTGTAATTTTAAGCATTAAACCACCTCAACTTCTATCCTTGCTTTCCTGATCGAATCCGCAACCGTATAAGTCACTTCCAATATATGTGTTCCTTTTTCTTTCGGAGCAATCTTGCAGTCAAGATAATGCTCATTGATATCACACTCTCCTTGCACCACGATGTCTGTGTAACGTGCCAGCTCATAAGATGCTGTCAGAATCGTAAATGGCTCATCGTTAGGACTTCGCACCAATAGCTTAACGTGCTTGTCTTCGCCCAGGATAAATCTAATTTTATTCACAACAACACCCCCTTCCGTGTATCGGATAAATTACCTCCACAAAGAGCGGATCTGGCTCTGCGATAACTTGATACTGCTCCGGAACTGCCTCTACAGCATAATCTTCCGGAATAACTGTAACCTTACAGTCTTCCGGAACAATTTCCACCATATAATCAAGTGGAACAAGTCTTACGCATAGAGTAGCCGGATCAACAATCAACAGCATCTTCGTGCAGTATGCAATATTGCCTGCATCATTTTCTGCCGTCAACTCCACCACATACATTCCATCTAAATCATAAGGGACCGTGGCATTCCACCGGTCCCCTTCATCTCTCTCGAATATTACTTCTTTTCCATCTATCTTACCGCTTACCTTTACTACCATAGGCGCACCGCCTAGTCGGTAATCTCGACTGCAATAATGAATGTCTTTCCGCAGTCTACTGGATTCGGAGTAAGAGTCACTGACTTAATCACCGGAGCTGACGTATCGACAGTAACCTTACGTGTGACTGTAGTAGTCTTTCCGGCTTTGTCTTTAGCTACGATTGTGATGGTATTTGCACCCTCAGCAAGAGTCACGTCCTTAGTAAATGTTCCGTCTGTTCCGACCGTTACAGTTGCTCCATTTACCGTTACTGTAACTGGCTTAGATGATACGTCATCTGTTTTACCACTTACCGTTACCGTCTTCTTGTTGGTTATAAGGCCATTTGATGGAGCCGTGATCTGCAGTGTCGGAGGCACTGTATCAACTGTAAATGTTGCTGTCTCAGCTGCAGCTACATTACCATCGTTGTCGGATGCCTTGACCGAAATCGTATGCGCTCCATCTTTTAACGTCGGTGATGTGCATGTGCACTTATATCCACCGTCAATAGCAGTCTTTGTTACCGTCGATACGACTGTACCATCAACTGTGACTGCTATTGTTCCTGCATTTACTCCGGAGTCTGTATCTTTTACCTGGAATTCGATAGTCGGAGTTGTATTTGTGATATAAGCTCCTGCAGACGGAGACGTGATCGTGATAGTCGGTGCTGTCTTTTCTTTTACACGGAGTTTAAGTGATGCGCCGAGAGTAGCATGACTCTGATCTACCGTGGTAGTATTGCCGGCCTCATCTGTAGCCTTTACTGTTCCGCCAAGAACATGATCCGGCTGATTATAGCTCGACTTACTTGGAGCTGTAACCGTAGCTTCCCATTTCCCGGAGGTCGAATTATAGGTCAGATTGTATGCCTGACCATTAAATATATATTGAGCTGTTTTTACTGCCATCTACGCTTCACCTCTACTGCTTGTCTTCTGTTACCAGATCTTCTGCTCCGGAATCAATCAGGACCTCTTTTACCTTGTCCTTTAAAAGTCTCGGTACCTGTGAATAAGTTTTCTTTCCTAACATAATCTGCTGTGCCCATAACATTGCCATCATTTCTTTTCCTCCTGAAATTTGTAATAATATGAATAAAATAGTTAATAAGATTATCGTTTTACTGATATACTGTTTCAGACATTTCCAAAATGCATCCTTCGAGCATTTCATTTTTCTCTTCTGCTTTTTCGACTCTTGTCTGTAAGTCCGCATTTTTTTCTTCCGCCTCTTTAAGTCTTGCCTCCAGTGTTGCTATTCGGCTGTCCGGATCTTCTCCTTCCTGGTACATCAGCACGCCAAGAATACCAGCTGTGTACTTCACGATTGCATCAAGCTTCGTGTAATTTTCATACACAACGGTATCTGCATCCCGTTCGCTCACAGACATTCTCTTAGTTGTTGTCGGATCAGAGAATAAAGTCTTCAGCTGATCCTCGTGTGCTGAAATGGTCTTGATCAGAAGTGCGCCATCCGTCTGCTCAGTGACCTGCTGGATCTGCAGTTCCTGACCATCATTGAATGTGATTTTCATTTTTCTGTTTGCCCCTTTCTTCTTTTTAGAGGGATTCTGAACTAAACTGCTACTTAGTTCAGAATCCCTCCTTTGACTGGTTGATAAAGTTACATATATAAAAGCGCATAACAAAAACACCCGACCAATGCCGAGTGTAAATAAATAAGTTTATTTACTTATGCACTTAAATATTTAAAGTGATGATACCGTACACCTTCCTGATTCACCGTACAGTATCGCATGGTTGTCTCTGACTTTGCGTGCCCCGCAAATATCATAGCCTCCTGCAGAGGCATTCCGCGGTTCAGTGCATTTGTCAGAGCCGTCCTCCGGAATCGATGCGGATGTGCATTCTCTACGCCCGCCTTCTCTCCGATCCGCCGGATGATATCCTCAATTCCTGTTTTCGTCAGCCGGCTATTCGGTTTCTTGCTTCCGACAAATAGCGCCGGATCATTGTCTTTTCTGCTTTCCAGATATTCTTTCAGGTACATGTTGGTTCGTTCATTGATGTACACCGTCCTTTCTTTCGCTCCTTTTCCATATACAATCAGCTCTTTATTCGAATACCGGATATCTTCCCTGTTAATCTCTGAAAGCTCCGATACTCTGACTGCTGTGCTATATAGGAATTCTAGTAACGCTTTATCCCGAAGACTGTTGCATTTACGCAGCATCCGCTCCCGTTCTTCATCAGTATATGGTTTCCGGATCTTCTTTTCTACTTTTATAGATTCCACCAGCACCATCGGATTTCTCCGAATCCGGTCACGATCTCGCAGCCATCCGAAGAAGCTGCTATACACTGCCCGGACATTCTTTAGTGTCTGGTTTGCTACCTTGCGGATCATTTTATAAGCCCGCATGAATCCAGAAATATCTCCAGAATCTATGTTCTTCACTGGCTTATTGATATAGGTCAGTAACCGAACCAGTTCATACCGATATTGCTTCACTGTCTTTGATGCTTTTCCTTCCAGTGCTTTACTCATCAGAAACTCTTCCAGATCCACTTCCCAGCTCCTGTCTACAACCTGCAGGTCCGTTTCCTGGATTACTCTGCATCCGGTAAATGTCATCTGCAGCACTTCTTTTAGCTCCCGCAGCTGTACTTCATCAAGAATCAACTGCATCCTTCGCAATACATCCATTATCTTCTCTTCCATACATTGCTCCTTTTTGCTTTCAGTATATCAAATCACAAAAATATGCTTACTGAATTAAGTAGCAATTTAACCAAAACTAACACTGTTTTAGAGAACAGGAAACCAATATTCATTGATTCAACGGCGCAAGGAACAGCAAATTTGGATACCAATAGCTTTTTGAAAGCTGGCGTTACATATGCTTTCATCGTTATAGTTTCCTCCAATATCAGCAGTGAAAACTATAAACAGGAAATCGCTTGTGCATTAAACAATGTAAATATGGGAAATAACGGAAACTATTACAAATTAGTTTCTACTTTTACAGGAAAATGTAGCAAAGGCGATAAACTTCATATTACTTCGTACAAAAATGGAGGCACATGGACTCTTTTTGCGACAAGAGCTATTTTTATACCAGTTAGCTAATTAGCTAAAATAAGCCGTTGTTGCAATCATTACGAATGAGGCACTATCTGTACCGACGATATATACTCCACCATTTTTTATGTATATACGTGCTTGTGTTCCAGCAGGTCCACCATTATGCATAGCTATCGGAATAAGACACTCGAATTCGTCATAACCATTTGGTGTCATTCCTGATGGGATATTTCCTAGATATTGATCGTTTGCAAATTTTCCATTATCTGAAAATCTTATCGATCCAGCAACAAATACCATGTGACCTATTTTGCGGAATTTTAGCTTTTCTGAAAGATTATTTGCATTAGTCATATATTTCCAACCAGAATCGGCAGTTGCCGTTTTCAAATTGCTACTTAATTC